CCAAAGCCACGAACTGGAACAGCGAGCCAGTGGACTCACGGGTCTGCGGGTTCACGGCGTAGCAGTCAGCCACGGTGAACACGTCGCCAGCCTTGATGGTGTCGTTGGCACCAGCGCCGGTGATGGCGATGGTGGTCGCACCTTCAGAGGTGACAGCAGCCGAGGTCGAGCCGCCAGTGGCGTCGCGGGTGCCGCAGGTGAACTGCTTGATCGACTGAGACATGTTGATCTCGTCGAAGCCCAGCACGCCCATGCCCATCATGCCGTTCTTGAACTGCTTGCTGATGGTGTCGGTCGGATTGAACAGGCCCTTCATGCCTTCAACCAGCCCAGCGTTGGCGGCCGGGTTGACGGTCGCGTAACGCGGCGACATCACAGCGGCGTTCTCGTTGAGCTTCTGCTGAGCTTGCAGCAGAACCAGCGAGGTGGCCGGGGTGGTGCCGGGGGTGCCGACGCTGTTGCCAATCGTCTTGAAGGCGTTGGCGACGTCAGCGTCGATGCTCGAAGCGAGTTGGCTGATACGAGGCTTGAGAACGCGATCCGCGAAGTCGTCAAGCTGCATCGTCAGTTCGGCGCTGGTGAAGTTCACGCCGATGTGCTTCTGCGAAGCGACGGTCAGGGTCGTGAACTGCTCGTTGTCGTCCTGGGTTTGCAGGGCGGCACCGTCCGTCACCAGAGCGCGGTCAGGCAGGCGGATACGCAGCGTGGAGCCGATCTTGGCGCCTTCGACGGCGAACGAGTCGTCGTACTGGCGGTTCACGTTCCGGGTCAGAACGAGGTTGTTTTCGAGGATCTCCAGGGCCTTCCTGGTGATCATGTCAATGGTAAGAATCGAGTTAGACACTTTGACTTCCTTTCAAGTCTTAGCGGTTCATTTGTGCTTGCAGCTTTCGCAACTGCCGGGCTCGTTCAGCTTCAATCCATTCCGACGTACTCATGGTCTTCGTAGAACGAGGATCAGTCGTGTCGTAGGAAGGATTATTACCGCTTCGGGCCTTGACAGGTGTGATCGGCGCAGGCGCAGACGTGGTTTGTTTGACGGGCGGATTATCGGTCAACTTGACCTCAATCTTTCCAATCTCTTTCGCCTGCAAGTAAGGCGACAGCCGTGAGATGCGGTCCGCTTCTTTCGGGTTAGCACCGAGGTAGTAGGCTACGTCGGGGCCGACTTCGGAAGCGCGGATCGTTTCAGCCATCACGTCAGTGATTCGGACGTTCGGGTTGTACGCGACCTGCTCGAAGTCATCGTACTTGTTCCGAGCCTCTTCTTCCCTATCGTGGTAGGCATCAGCGATTGCAGCTTGGGCTTTTTGTTGCTCCCGCAGCGCGAGCAGTTCTTCGGCCTTCTTGAGCGCCAACGCTTCCGCGTAGGCTTCAGGGGACTCAAACTGATCGACTGGCGGAACTTCCTTCGGCACCGATTGCCTTGCCTGCATTTCTGCGAGCTTGGCCTGCTGCTCTCGTTCCCACTTACGTTGCTCTCTTGCGAGACGCTTGCTGATCATCGCGTCGATTTCAGCTTGAGAGAACTTCTTCTCTTCCTGCTGTTCGGGCTGCTGATCAGCGACTTCCGGCGCGGTTTGTGCGTCTTCAGAGACAGCCGTTGCCTCTGACGCTGGCGCGGAGTCAACTTCCGCTAAGGCTTGTTGGACTTCTTCAGTCATGGTTGCTCATGGTGAGCCCTGGTCTACCGGGCCAGTACGGTTCTTAGATTATGCGCTAAGAAGGCGCGGGGTCAAGATTAAGTTAAGCGGGGGTTACGGATGTAGACCCATCCACAACCCACCACACTGAAACGTCTGCGGAGCCTTCAGCGCGCATAAGTCGATGATTGGTGCTGTCCCACACAAAAAGCCCCTCGTACTTGTCCGTAGTATTAACCGCCGAAGTTTTGTCGGCTATATTTGCGGCAGAAACTGTTTGGGTGTTAATTAGACCCCACGATGTTTTAGTGATAGCCATAAAAACCTCAAACTGTGTACGTTGCGCTAAATGTTATGTTTGGTGTCGCCGCAATAGTTGTTGCTGCAACTACGGACGCCGACGTAATTTGAATGACACCAGAAGCATTGACGGCGCTGTTAAACATGCTGCCAGCGTGGGTTACACCGGCGCTAAAAGGAAGATTGCTGCTGATGACCCCCGCCGCGTTTACCGCTACGGAAGTCGCGCCGACAACTTGACCCCGCACCATAACTTGTCGGCCAATTCTGGTATATGTTCCGCTTGAGCTAAACGCGCCGACTACCGTCAGCCCCGCACCTTGATTTGGCGTCCAAGTCCCTTCCTCATACCAGTTCAGCAACTGGCTCGTCATACCCGCTGCGGGGGTGTTGGCGGTGAAGTTGACGCCTTTGGCTGCGGCGCCTTGGATTAGGTTGCCGGTATTGAACGTGACGTTACCAGTGGTATTGGCGACGGTCAGGTACGTTGTGCCAGCAATAGCAAGCAGCAGATCACCGCCGCTTGCGTTGTTTAGCTGTAAATTAGAAGATCCAGTGGTGCGTATATTATAGAAAGGCCCGCCAGCGCCAATCCGTATACCTATAGTGCTGGCGTCTACGTCGTACAGCAAGTGCTGATTTGAACCAATCGAATACGCGCCGCCCCCAACAGTTCGCCCTGCTGTCAAATTAGCAACACTAACCTGTTTAGTCGCGCCGCTTTGAATAACCGGCAAAGTCTCCGTGCCCGCCAGCGGCGTGGTCGCCGACGTTAACGCGGAAATTTTGCTGTTTGCCATTACGCTACTTTATCAAATCGGCCAACGCCCCGCACGGCGGTCGCGGTCGTTTTGCAAGCCTTGCTGGTAGTTAACCCACCAGGCACGCAGGCCATACTTCTTGATAAATTCAATGTGGCGCACTAGGTCACCTCATAAAATCCAGAAACATTTATGACGCTGCCATTAGCGCCGGGATAAGCTCCATCGTAAAACTGCAAGCCGCACACCGTTGCGCCGCCGCCGTTTGCAAAACCTACAACTGCTTTTCCTGTCAATCCGCGTTCTTTTCCATGAAAAGTGTTTCCGTATGTTCCGGTTGTTGCAATAGGCAATGAAAATCTAAGCTCGCCTGCCGCAGTCCCGTTTGTCGTAATATTTATGTCCATTTTCAAATAGACAATATTTCCCCTGCGCCTGTAGAGCCCAGTTCCTGTTGCGGTAGTAAGCGTTCCTGAACTTGCGCTTAACGTCGGCGTATATGTTTGCCAAGGCGTATCGGGAAGCGCAGTTTCGTCTTTTTTCCAGAATACGGTCGCGCCGGTTTCGACTATAGGGTTTGGCGTGCCGTTTTCTACGTCAAGGTTATATATGTTGATTGACCCGGCCGCTACTGCATAGGTGCCTGTGCCATACGCACGAAGCGGTAAATTTGCAGTCAGCTCCCAAAATCTTTCGGCTCGTACACGCTCGCCCGCTGTCGGCCCGCCAAGACAGGAAATTGCCTCACCCGCTGTGCCAGATGGGACCTTATATGTCCGCACAAAATACCAGTCGTTGTTATCTGCATTGCTAAGATACACAGCTTGCAAATTAGCGTGAACGGCGTCAATCCACAGTTAATTCATTGAAACATTGTCTGTCGCATCGCCGCCCGCCGTAAAACAAAATGCAGTCGGCGCTTCAATTTGGCGAGACTGCAACCTGATGCGATTACGTTGTGTAGTTTTTTGTCCTGGCAGAAAAGCCGTGGAAACAACACCTGTTGCCAAACCAGTAAAACCTGCATTTGCAATCGCTACGTCAATATCACATAGCCACGCACTGCGCAAAACCATCCCGTAATCAATTGCCCCGTTATTGCAATCTAAACCAATCCCGCTAAACACGACGTGCCCGACTCGTTGACTAGATGGGCCGATAATCGTCGGTTCAATACGAATCATTGCGCCGGGATTACTAGATCCGATCCATTTAATGACTGGGCCGGTAAATAGCGACCCCATTTCATGGAGCATGACACCTTCGCCCGTAATCCATACGCCGCTGACGTTGATTGTTGGCATCACTGCGCTGATGGCGTAGGTCTTAGCAAACAGACGGTGTTCGACACCAGGACGAGAGATGGCAGAGTTGAAGAAATTTGTCAGCGCCGTGGTGTCATCCGTAATGCCATCGCCCACCGCCCCAAAGTCATCCACGCTAATGGTTTGCGCCAACTTGGCTTCAACGTTAGTCGCTACCGATCCTGTAAACGGTGGGTCGTAACTGATCTGCGACGCATCGCCGTAAGACGAAGCGTTGATGGCGCTGGTGGTGAACTTGACCTCAGCGCCGACGTGCAAGCCGGTCGTGAACGTGACTGTGGTGCTGTCAGTCTCGGTGTATGCGTACAGAGCGCCTGGGCCGTACTGGTTCACGCCGTCAACGAACACCGACAGGCTGTTGGTGCCCACTTGGTACTGCATCGTGGTCAGAGTAAAGACCGTCTGCCCCGACGTGGCGGTCTGAATCTCCTGCTCGTTCGTGAAGTTCACGAAGTTGCTGTTGATCCCTAGGATGTTGTCGTAGGTGGCGATGGTGACATCGTTGGCGTCCTTCAGCACGAACTTGTACTGGATGCCGTCAGTCAGCCAAATCTCGCCGCCGGAGGGCACGCGGCCCCCGGAGTTCAGAACGATGGGGTTCGTCCAAGCCGTAGACCCGGTGGCCGACGTGTAGGTTGCCGCTGGCGTGGTGGTGCCCGCCAGATAGGTGTAAATCTTGCCTCCGGCCAGTGGAACACCGTTGTTGGTAAAGAACTGGGCGGCAACGCCGCCTACCGGGGAAAGATTGACAGCCATGTG